CTCATTATCTGGAGAGAGAACCAGATGCTGTCACCTTCTATCCTGGTAATAGACTTAGCCAACTACTGCGAACGCAGTGTGACTGGCTAGTCGAAAAGGACAAAAGAGGACATGAATTTGTGGACTGCACCTCTGTGCAAGTCCTGCACGACGCTGCTTATCTAATTAGATCCCTGATCGAAGTCATTTACGATCATGAGGAATCTTTGATAAGCCTCCCACTGGACTCGTCCTTGAGTCTTTTCTGTTCTGCACGATTTTGGCGTGCAGACGCCTTCCTGAAGCATGCCAAATATCTTACGGCATGGCCCATTGCATCCTACTTGGACAATGATCTCCCAAAAGCTCCCTCTACCTGGTTCTTTAAGAACGAGGTGTCAAGGACTGGCACCGGCGATGAGGATCCATCATTCTATGACTGCTTTAAAGGCAGGATCTGCAAATATCTGAAAAACAGACTTGCAATCAAGAATAATAAGAATCTTCATCTTTGGTGGAGCTGGCTTCAAGGGATCAAAAGAGGATGTGCCCCTGCTTCTGTTGTTGTAGTGTCTATAAACCACGGGGATCATGCTGTGGCATTATCAAAGATTGGCAGTCTTGCCGCATGTGATAATGACCATCCAGCTATCAAGATGCTTGAGGCTAAATGCCATATCTTCTGGGACAGGGCTATCAACAACCATACACCACCAGCTATAAGGAAGACTAACAGGACTCCAGCCATTAAGGCATCGAGCCAAGGTGAACCCTTGATGACACCTACTTGCGGTGCATCTTGGGAGAGTCCCATGAAAGATGGTGGTACGCATAATTGGTTGTTTGATTACTTCCATTTTGACATTGACCGCAAGAATCCACCTCCACTTTTTGAGGGGGATGGTCCCTGTCCTGTATCCAAGAATATTAACAAGTATCTTCATCGAGCATTTTGCAAGAATGAACCTTTGAAAATTCAAGGATACTTCGATAGTTCTTATAAGCAGTTTAACAGTGAACTCCTAGCCATGTGGTATGATCCGAAGAAAGGTGAGATTCGCGAAGAACGCGGCTTTCCTCTCCATGAATCCTTTGAAGATTTAGTTGAACTAAGTCGGTCCGGTAGGTTTGATCACACAAATGTGGAGATCATTCCTCTTAAGGAACCACTCAAGATTCGAACAATTTCAAAAGGAAACGCCCTTAAGTATTGGCTAGCAAAGCCAATGCAAAGGATGATGAGAGATCTCACTCGGAAATATCCACAAATGGCCTTGACTGGAGGTCCACTTGAACACAGCCACATCCAGTGGCTTTGGTCTGAAACTGACTCACTCTGTAAGCGTATTGCTCCCTATTGTCCGGATATTGACCTGGACTTCTCACATGTTGTGAGTGGAGATTACAAGGGTGCCACTGATGGGATCGACATACGAGCCACAAAGTTGGCTTTCGAGACCATATTATCCATGGTTGACTTTGGCTCAAGTGGCCTAGCCAGCTTCTGGGATGGTACTCCTTTACAATACGATCGTGCAGAGACTATCGAGAAATGGAAGAACAGCCTCAGAGACGTGCTTTATGAACAAACATTGCATTATCCTGAGGGCGGGCCTGATCCGACATTACAATCTAACGGTCAGCTTATGGGCTCGAACCTTTCCTTCCCCATTTTATGTGTCATAAACCTGATCGGTTATTGGACAACATTGGAGGAATACACTGGTTTACAATTTGAGCCGAACCAACTGCCCGTTCTTGTCAATGGGGATGATATACTCTTCAGGACTCCTCGTCCAAGACCTGATAACCCAAATTCTTTCTACGAACTTTGGAAGAAGAACATCACAACACTTGGCTTTGAGCTTAGTGTCGGGAAGAATTACATCCATGATCGTGTTTTCACGGTTAATTCGGAATGTTGGGTTATTTCGGGTGCTCAGGAAGCTGCACCCATGTTCCGGCGTATTCGACACTTAGATGTCGGACTTCTTACCAACAACAACGCCGCTGCTCGTCTGGAGAACAGGGTTTTACCCCTGGCTGACAGGCTTGAGCAAGTCTTGGAGGGAGCGCATGATAAGAATCGTGCGTGGCGACGACTTAAACATTATTACCGCAAAGAGTTAAAAAGCTGGATGCAGGTTGGAAGACATACAACTTTCAACGTGTTTTCTGCGGTACCTTTAGGTGGTCTAGGTGTTAAGACACATGGAATCGACCCTTGTTATACCCCTTTCCAAAGGAGGTTTGCCGGTTTCATGCGAAAGCGCAATTTGGCAATTACCAATCTTAATGATCTGAAATCATGTGAAGTAATTGCGCTTACCACCGAAAAGGAGGGATTTGGTCTCTGTTACGAGATCCCTAAAAGTCGTTCAGTACAGTGGGTTAAATCAGAAGTTTTAGAGGAGGAGGCAGATCTCCAGCTCACCAAAGACATTCGGTCCTTGCCGGTATTATCAAGAGAACAAGCGGTGACTAGGTCATCGTGGGTGAAGAAATACACCACCCGTTCTCTCAAACTTTTTCAGCAAGCGTTGAAAAATGGTGTTGTGCATTCCGATGCGGATCCTTCATCATTTGATTTTGTTTTAGCGCTTGATCCATACCGGTTGGAGATTGAGGTCGATGGTGGACTGTTGGGTCCTGAACTTTAAATTTCCCAAATCGCATTGCGAGCCAAGGAGCCGTTTGCTCTGGATGGCCAACAGACTGCACGGGAAAGCCATTTTGGTAGTTTAGGATGAACAGTCGGTACGTCATCATCTATGTGATTGGGCTCGTAAGCTTGATCACCTCTGTTGAGCTCATTACATGGTCGTTCATACCGAACCGTTTTACGGGGGATGACAGAACCAAAGAACTGTGTACATGAGAATTCGCAGGTAGCCACTCCCAAAGGGATAGGTGGGCATTACCTTCTCATATAGATGATAGTATGTTTCCATGCCTCCACGTCGTCAAAAATTGAGACGTGCACAACTCCTCGACGCAGCCGCGAGACATCTGGCTGCAACTTCTGCGCGACGGGGTCGCCCCGCTCGCGCGCGTCGTGTTCCTCGTCAACCGATGGCGCGAATTCCCCGCATACCCCGGACTTCTCCAATGACACTGAGTGTAAAATCTTCAGTTGACATGTGGGATGCTTATGGGAAAACTATTGCTCCGCCATCGGCGACTGCCTTGGGCAATTTTACTACCATCAATGGACAGACAAAGAACCAATTCACAGTTGGAACAACGAATGTATACGTTTGTATCCAGTGGACACCGTTGGGTCCGAAAGGCTTTTTATATTCCTTCGACCCGACCAGTACTACTGATCCGTCTATCGAATGGATCACTATTCCACAAATTGGTAAAGACGTCAAGTCCACAAAACCACTTAGGCTTTCTTGCTATCTTCTCAATGGTAACAAGTGGCCTGAAGGATTTGTCGATGTTCTGTCACTTCCTGATCAGTTTAGCCTAACTGGCGTATTTTCTACTGCCAATAACCCTCAAACCATCACTAATGCTTTCGCATCTGAGATTGAGGATCTCGTTGACAGTCACGCCAAGTCCAAGACTTATAAAGCTAGCAAGTTTAATATTGCAAAGCGATTTGTCATGGGGCCTGCGTCTAACATCGGTTATCAACAGTATGTTGATGCTGATGGATTACCACAGGTTGGCACCTACGTTGCTGCTATGGAAGCTGGTAGTAAGGCTTATGCTATGTCTACGTGTATCTTTAGGTTCAATAAGGTCGATAACCTTTCGCCTGATGCTAATACACAGTCTTATACATTGCACACGTATTCGCAAGATGGCTGTCGCTATCCTGCAAATACTGCACTTGCATCTTTAGCAAGAGCCCAGCCCAATCCCTCACCTCAACATTCTGTAACTTTCCATCATGCGGGCAGTATTGTGAGCCAAGTTAGCTCTAGCGCACATGAAGCTGCAGATATTATTGGTGGGGTAGCCCTTGCCCGTTACGGTCCT